GTCGGCATTTATGCATGGCAGTAAAACACTGCTTTCGTTGCAACTTAGCACGGAAGTATTAAGATGGTCATTATTAAAGACTATCACCGTTTTGGCTGATTTAATCTATCAAACCCCATGGACAGTTTACGGACCTATCCAGGTCCGGAGGTGCTCAGTAACGAGGCGGGAATTGAACCCATTTCCCCATTACTAAACGCCATGGCCACTCATATATTTCCTCATTAGACATCTGCCCCGAAATCGATTCACGGAAACGTTTAAGGACCCTTGCACGTGGTGTAAGGACCTTGAAACGGATTTCCTCTGTTTCGAGAATAGAGAGATGGAACAATGGGTATGAAAGAGTGGGACTAACGTAATCAACTTTATTTTCTTGTAACGGCCCATATAATGGGTGCAACAGGAGATTTGGGTGAGCTTTCTTCATGATAGTGTTCACGGGGGCCTTGGCCTCCCGAACAATACCGAGAAGGTGTCGAGGGACCTTTCCCTCACTCACGCTTAACTCAGTCTCACGCTCTAGGAAAGAAGCGAAACGACGTTGAAAATGGGTCAAGTACCCTGAACCAAACGGCAACCGAAATCCGAGACCTCCCCTTTGAAAGGGGAGTCCAAGAGAATAGGTTCCCGATCTGGTCAACTGTTTAATCGTTCCTTTGTGGTAATGCATAAATCGGCGGTGAGCCCTCTCGGGGTCAACCGCTCCGCTGATAGTTTCATTGTAGTAATCCCAAATGGGTGCTACAGATGCTGTTTTGCGGCCTGTGATCTTTGACTGACCAGTCAATAGTCCCGGGTTCATATACCCCAGTTTCTTAAACTGATCTATACCACTCTTATATACATAAAACTGACTATTGATGGTCAGTAGTTCCTTATGTATATAGTTCTTTCCTAGAGAAAGCTCAAATCCGACAACCCGAACCCAACGTTTCCAGATCATATAGAAGACATCATCCGCTCGAAAGAGGATGTCATCTCCATTGATAATGACTGGAAGCTCCTCAACACCGAACGTACGGCCTGAATACTCTTCCAAAGAGCACCAGTATGCCAATAAATTCGCTGCACAGAGGATTGGGAATGATAAGGGTGATCCCATCAACTGCCCGTTTCTTTGCAGAACCGGGTCCAGGTCATGGTCCTTATTCATACTATCGGGGTAATGGATGTGCTGTCTTTGAATGACGCCCCTTAGGAGCTCAGCCAAAGTTACAGTATATCTGTTACC